GTGCGGGGGTGGGGGGGGGGGCGGCGAGGCGCCCGCCATGCACACGCCCATCGCAACGCTGGACAAGGCGTGCCTGGCGGCGGCCAAGGCGTGCGAGCTGTGCCCCACGGTGGAGACCGCGAGCGGCGTGCTGCGCTTTTGGGCGATGAAGGTGCCGGACGGCGAGCTGACCGGAAGCGTGCTGCTGGTCGGCCAGGGCGGCGGAGGCAAGAGCGGCGACGGGAGCTACACCCTGCCGACGGCAACCCCCTTCCGCTTGGGCGGCGTGAAGGTGGGCGACGGCCTGACCGTGGACAACGAGGGCAAGCTGTCGGTCGATGCGGCCAACACTGAGGAGACCACCGGCGCGCTGAACGAAGTGTTCGGCGCAGAGGACGGCAAATAAGCCGCCCCACAATCCCATAGCACCGTCGCTTGAAGCGGCGGTATTTTTATCGACAATTCCGGGGGCATCCCCGAAATTGAATATTTTTTAAGGAGGACAAAAATATGTCCAAATTCGTAAATCTCGAACAGATCAAGGTGCTTGCCAACAAGGTCAAGTCCGAAGACGCCGCCCTGGGTACTAAGCTGGAAACGGTCACCACCAAGGTCGATAACCTGGTCGCCGCCGGCGGCGAGGCCAACATCCTCGAAGGCGTCAAGGTCAACGGCGCTGCCCTCGCCATCTCCGACAAGATGGTTGACATCCTGATTGCCTCCGGCGAGGAGAACGGCACCATCTCCGTCAACGGCGCTGCTGTTACCATCAAGGGCCTGGCCGCTCTGGCCTACAAGTCCGAGATCACCGAGGACGAGCTGGGCGAGGCTCTGAAAGCCTCTATCGCCGCTAAGGCCACCAAGGCCGATCTGGACGCCCTGACCGTCCGCGTGGGCGACATCGAGAAGGCCGGTTATCAGACCGCCGAGCAGGTCCAGGCCGCTATCGCTGCCTCCGGCCACGCTCATTTCGAGGTCGCTGAGACCGACCCCACCGCTGAGGGCTTCGAGGCTCAGGCCAACGTCATGTACCTGTACATGAACAGCAAGACCAAGCACTATGACATCTACGCCAAGGTCGGCGAGAGCGTCGTCCTGCTGGATGATACCACCGTCGATCTGAGCGAGTACGCCAAGACAGCCGACGTGACCTCTGCCATCAGCACCGCCATCGCCGCGCTGAACATCGACCAGTACGCCACCGACGACGACCTGACCGCCGCCGTTGCGCGCGTGACCGCCCTTGAGACCGCCATCGCCAACGTCTACACCAAGAAGGAAGTGGACGACAAGCTGGCGGCCAAGATGGATAAGGCCAGCATGGACGCCTACGCCACCGACGAGGAGGCCCAGCAGGCCGCCGCCAACGCCGTTGCCGGTGCTCAGGCCAGCGACACCGAGTTCAACGCCGCCATGAATGAGGTCTGGACCCCCACCGAGGGCTAAGGCACCTCCTCGCGTCAGAAACGAATACCAGGGCCGGGACGAAATGCCCCGGCCCACTTATCAGGAGGTGAAACCCAGTTGGCTGACGAGAAGAACGTAACTCTGGAACAGTTCAAAGGCTTTATGACCAAGGCCGACGAGCGGCTGGACAAGTTGGAAGTCGGCAAGGAAAACAAGGTTTCGCCCGTCAGTATCACTATTCCGACGGAGGGGTGGGCCTCCGAGGAGATCGGGGAGACCGACGAGGAAGGAACCGAGGCATCCTATCCCTTCTACTACGACATCGCGGCGGCGGACGTGACCGCAAAGCACCGGGCGGACGTGACGATCAGCCGCGAAAGCCTGGATGCGGCGACGGTGTGCGGCCTGTGCCCGACCAGCGAGACGACAGAGGGGAAGATCAGGCTGCGCGCTATGAAGGCACCGACGGAGGCCATTACGGCGGAATACTGGCTGCGCAGCGGGAAGGAGTAATACATGGCATTAGGACAAGTGAATGTTCCCGGCGCTGCCGGGATGGACGCCGTAGAGGCGAAGCAGGCCGCTCAGGCGGCCAAGGAAGCGGCTGAGGCCGCCCAGCGCACCGCAGAGAGCGCCGGGAAAACGGCGGACGCCGCCATGCAGAAGGCTGCTGACGCCGAGACGGCGGCGGGCAACGCGGACAGCAAGGCGGACGCGGCCCTGGATGCGGCCAACACCGCCGCCGGTGCCGCGACGGCTGCCGCCAGCGCCGCCAGTGCCGCCGAGGAGAGCGCGAACAGCGCCAACACGGCGGCCAACGAGGCCAAGACTGCGGCGAGCAACGCGCAGAAGGCGGCGAACGACGCGCTGAAAGCCGTGACCAAGCTGACCAGCGTGATCAACAGCGTACCCACCCAGGCGGGCATCTTGACGTACACGGGCGCGGCACAGTCCCCCTCGTGGAACGGGTACGACACGGAGAAGCTGACCATCGGCGGAACGACCAGCGGCACCAACGCAGGCAGCTACGTTGCGACCTTCACGCCCAAGGAAGGCTACGAGTGGGCCGACGGCACCAAGACCGCCAAGAGCGTGACCTGGACGATCAGCAAGGCCAGCCTGTCCGTACCAGCGCAGAGCGGGACGCTGACCTACACGGGAAGCACACAGTCTCCCCAGTGGAGCAACTACGACAGCAATAAGCTGACCATCGGCGGGACGAGCACCGCCACCAACGCGGGAAGCTATGCCGCGACCTTCACGCCGAAGGCAAACTACCAGTGGTCCGACGGCAGCACCAGCGCCAAGAGCGTGACCTGGGCCATCGGCAAGGCGGCGGGCAGTTTGACGCTGGCAAAGAGCAGCGTGACGCTGAACATCTCCTCGCTGACGGAGAGCGTGGCCGTGACCCGCGCGGGCGACGGCGTGATCAGCGCCACGTCCAGCAACACCGCCACGGCAAGGGTGGAGGTGAGCGGAACCAGCGTGAAGATCACCGGCCTCAAGGCGGGCACCGCCAAGATCACCGTGAAGGTGGCGGCGGGCACCAACCACACCGCGCCCAGCGACAAGACCATCAACGTGACGGTCAGCCTGCCCGACACGAGCCTGGCAAACAACACGCCGGACATCATCGCGGCGGCGGCCAAGTCCGGCCAGGCGGCGAACTATTGGAGCGTGGGCGACAAGGTGGGTATCGCGGTCAATGGCTCTTTCGGAGGACTGAGCTATAACAACACCGTGTACGCCTTCATCCTGGGCTTCAACCACAACAGCAGCGTGGAGGGCGGAAACAGCATCCACTTCCAGTTCGGCAAGACGGCGGCTGGTGTGGACATCGCGTTCGTGAACAGCTACGGCTCGACCAGCACGGGCTTCTGCATGAACACCAGCAACACCAACTCCGGCGGATGGAACAACAGCTATATGCGCAAGACCATCTGCCCGGCGTTCCTGGCGGCCCTGCCGACGGCCTGGCAGAACATCATCGCGGCCTGCACGAAGTACAGCGACAACACGGGCGGCGGCTCCAACACCGCGAGCTACGTGACCGCGACCTCGGACAAAATCTGGCTGCTGAGTGAGATGGAGGTCCAGGGCACGAGAAGCTACGCCAACAGCGCCGAGGCGAACTACCAGAAGCAGTACGACTATTACAGGAACGGTAATAGCAAGGTCAAGTACCAGCACACGGCAACGACGAGCGCCTGCTACTGGTGGCTCCGCTCCGTGTATGCGAGCTACACGACCGCCTTCTGCGGTGTGGACACGGACGGGTCTGCGCCCACCACTCACGCCTACTTTTCGATTGGCTTCGCGCCGGGCTTTAAGGTGGCCTAATCCAAAATCAGGCATCGAAAGTGGAGCGGTGGGGGCGCAAGCCCCTACCAGCGAAACGCCAAGCACCGAGTACCCAAATCAGCACAGGCCCCATCCGGCGGGAGCGGCAACGCTCCTGCCGGTGACGGGGGCACCAAACCGGAAGGGAGAACACCGAAATGGCAGTATACAAATCGCGGCGCAAGGACGCGGCGGCGCAATTCGTGGCAGACGCACGAGAACTGCGGAAGGCCACGGTGCGCATCGCACGGAAGTTTCCGGCCAGCTACAAGTACGTGACCACGGGGCCGCTGCTGCAACTGGCGAGCGAGGTCTACATGAACGCGCTCAAGGGAAACAGCATCTACGTCCACAAGGACATGAGCGAGCGGGACTACGAGCTGCGGCACCGCTATCTGGCGGCGGCCACGGCCAGCGCCGACGCGCTGCTGGGCGAGATTACCTTCTGCTATGAGCTGGTGGACGACGGCAACAACTTCTTCCGCAACAAGGAGGAGTACGAGCGGACGTTCCAGACCTGGACGACACTGGCGAACAATGCGCTGTCGCGCCTGCGGGGTGTGATGGACAGCGACAAACGCCGGTGGAATGGGTACATGAGAGACCGGAAAGCAAAAACACCATAAATCCCCGTAGGGCAAGTTCTGACGGCCACGCCTGCAACTGGTGGCTCCGCTCCGTGAATGCGAGCAACACGAACAACTTCTGCAATGTGAACACGGACGGGTCTGCGAACAACAACAACGCCTACAATTCGAATGGCTTCGCGCCGGGATTTAAGAACAACCTGGGGCCTGAACAAGTAGCGAACTGCGAAGCTGTGCCCCAAATCTTAAAGGAGAACTTGACCCTTGGAGACTGGCCCGCCATGCGCGGGCTTCATTCCTTAAATCACCACTCGATACGGAGGCCCGGACGCTTCTTGCATGGCCGGGGATTTACGGCGGCGTTGCCCCGGCTCCATGAGCAACCGTTATGCAGCTACTTCAAACCGCTGCGGCAGACGACGCAGGTGCGGGAGGTCATGCGACCCGCAAACCGCGCGCCAGACCGAACGCTGTACGGGTGGGATACTGCATTGGAGGCAACATGATTGAATAGCCAAGAGAGGCACGAGGCCAGATACCAGCGGCGGAAGGCCCGGCGCGAGCAGAGGGCGCGGGAGGCCGGTGGAGCGAGCTTCGAGGAGGTCATGTCATTCGGGAACATCTGCAAGGCCGGAAAGAGCTGCTGTGACGGAGCGCGGTGGAAGACCTCCACCATCAACTTCGAGACGAACCTGCTGGGCGAAGCACAGGCGACCTATGACACGCTGCACTACGGAAAGCGCGTGTTCAAGGGCTTTCACAGCTTTGCGACGGTGGAGCACGGGAAGGTGCGGAACATCGACGCGCTGCCCATCCAGGAGCGGGCCATCCAAAAATGCCTGTGCAAGAACCTTCTGACGGAGGTTTATTCCAGGAGCTTCATCTACGACAACAGCGCGAGCCTGAAAGACCGGGGCATGGACTTCCAGCTCCGGCGGCTCAGGAAGCACCTGCAGGACCATTACCGGCGGTATGGGACTGAGGGCGGTATCTACCAGTTCGACTTCAAGAATTATTTCGGGAGCCTGCCGCACGAGGAGATCAAGCGGCGGGCGCGGAAGAAGATCATGGACGACCGGTTATACACATTGTTCTGCGACTTTGTGGATGATTTCCGGCTGATGAAGACCGCCGACAAGGAAGCACACCGGGGCGTGGGCCTGGGCAGCGAGGTATCGCAGATCATCGCCCTTGACTACGCCAGCCCCATCGACCATTACGTGAAGGACGTGCGCGGCATCCACGGGTACGGGCGGTATATGGACGACGGGTATGTGATCAGCAATTCCTTGGAGGAACTGGAAGACATCAAGCGCAACCTGTACCGCCTGGCTGAGGCGCTGGGCATCGCCATGAGCGACAAGAAGAACATCATCACGCCGTTCCGGCACCACAGCTTCACCTTCCTGAAAATGCGGGTGACGCTGACGGAGACGGGCAAGGTGGTGATGAAGCTCAGTCGCAAGAGCATCCGTGCCATGCAGCGGAAGATGGATATTTTCCGGCGGTGGATGGACGAGGGCCGAATGGGACCGGAGGACGTGTTCCAGTCCTATCAATCGTGGAGAGCGCACGCGAAGCGGTGCAACAGCTACGACACGCTGCGCGCCATGGACGAGCGCTTCACGCGGATGTTCGCTGAAGAACTGGCCGGGCGGCGGAAGCCGTTCCCGTGCACGATGAAAGCCACACGGACCGGGTGCGGCTGGATATACCGGCGGCACGGAGCCGTCATTGAGGAGGAAATGTGCGCATGAAGTACATCACACACAACAGGTTCAAGAAGCTGGCCGCCTGCGGCGAGGCCGTGAACATCCCGTATGGCACGGAGATGGAGACGGCGGGCGACTTCATCATCACCACGGAGGGAAAGCCGATCTGCTACGCGACCAGCGAGGCCGCGAAGATGCACTTCGCCCGCAACGACGACGGGCAAGGGCTGGAACGCGGGAAGCTGACCTGGGCCATCGCGTACTCCCAGCGGGTGCGGACCGGCCCGAACGGACGGCAACAGCGCTTCACCGAGGAGGAGATCGAGCTGCTGGAACGGAAGTGGGCACATTTCCTGCGGCAGGATGTGGAGGTCATTCTGTTCAACGAAGACTTTTTCGCGGCGGCGGTGCCGGAGCTGAAAGAGCTTGCGGACGCGCTGCACATCAAAGTGAGGAGGTAAGACCCATGTATGCAATTATCAGCAAAGGCGAGCTGCTGGCCCTGTGTGAGCGTCCCCGCTATGTGAAGCGGAACGAGGAGACCGGGGCCTATGTGGAGGCGGCGGAGGCTGAGGCCATCGGCATCGCCGTGGGCGGCGAGGTGTACAACCTGCCCGGCGGCACCGCCATCCCCGACGCGCCGGAGGCGCTGGCACAGGAGGGCGAGGCTGAGGAGTATGTGTTCCGCAACCACGCCCGCATCATCGAGAACGAGGAAGCGACCAACGCCGCCTTCGTCGCCATGGAGGAAGCCATGTGCGATATGGACAGCTCCTCGGAGGAGCGGCTGACGGCGGTGGAAGAAGCTCTTTGCGAGCTGGACAGCGCTGCGAACGGAGGAGGTGAAAACTGATGAACGTTATTTGGGCTAATCGACTGGTGGCCGGTACGCGCAAGTGGGCCGAGGTGCCTGCTTCCCGCAAGGCTGGCGTCAAGGCGGAGCTGGCGAGCCGCGTGGAGAACGGCAAAATCAGCGCCGAGCAGTACGAGAAGATCACCGGCGAGGTCTATGCCGGTGAGTAATCTCCAAATCATCGAGGAGCTGTGCGGCATCTGTACCGACCTTGCGAAGATCGTCACGGAGCAGCAGAAGCTCCTCGCGCAGCACGACGCCATTGCGCTGGCGGAGGACATCGACCGGGTGAAGGTGCGGTATACCGCACTGATCGGAAGCGGAGAATGGCCGGACGAGGCGCTGGGCGAAGAACTATGATCGGCGGGGGCCGGGTGGGATAGCCGCCCGGCCCTCCCCTGTATCGTCAACAACCGGGAAAGGAGGGTGCCGTTATGGACGACCCCTATATCTCGCGGGCAGAGCACGAGGAGTTCAGCCGCCGTCTGGCGGAGGAGAACAAGAGGCAGGACAAGCGTATCGAAATGCTTGAGGAGAACGTGCGCGAAATGCGGGCGCTGACGAACTCGGTGGAGCGGTTGGCGACCAGCGTGGAGGACATGGTCAAAGAGCAGGAGAAGCAGGGCAAGCGCCTGGAAGTGCTGGAAGGACGGGACGGTGAAATGTGGCGCAAGGTCGTGGGCTACATCATCACCGCCGTTATCGGCATCGTGATCGGCTTCGTGTTCCATCAAGTCGGTATGTGAGGAGGGCGGGCCATGAAGTACGTGTGGGTAGTCATGGCCGCCTTTTTCTTTGGCCTGGGAGCGGGCCTTCTCCTCTGCAACAGCACGATCAGCCATCTGCGCCGCAGGCTGCGCGCCCTCCGGCTGAATGGCGATCAGGGGAAGAAGACCGAGACCATGAAAAAGGTGGTCTGGATATGCCTGGGAAACGGGTTTGCGTGGATATGGTGCAGCTATGTCCTCGCCTACCTGGGACGGGAGCAGATCGCGGAAACGCTGTCGTCGGTGGCCGTGAAGGAGATCATCGGCGTGGTGCTGGCATACGCCATCAAATCCGTCCTGGAAAACCTGAGCAAGAACAATCACTGGCCGGATAAGCCGGACCCCATCGCCACGGAGGCGGAGGAGGAAACGGCGGACCAGCCAAGCAACGACCTGTAAGGAGGGCAAAAACGGAATGACTGAAAACCAGTTACGCCAGAAGGTCGTCAAGATCGCGGTGAGCTATCTCGGCTGCAAGGAAGCGGACGGGAGCCACCGGAAGATCATCGACCTGTACAACAGCCACAAGCCCCTTGCCAGGGGCTACGCCGTGAAGTATACGGACGCATGGTGCAGTACCTTTGCTTCCGCCGTCGCCATCGCCGCCGAGCTGACCGACATCATCCCGACGGAGTGCGGGTGTGAGAAGCACATCGCCCTGTTCAAGAAGCTGGGCGCGTGGGTGGAGAACGACGCCTATGTGCCGAAGCCGGGCGACTACATCTTCTACGACTGGCAGGACGGCACGAACTACGCCACGACGGACAACACCGGCGCGGCGGACCATGTGGGCATCGTGACCGAGGTGAACGGCAGCACCATCACCGTGATCGAGGGCAACATGAGCGACGCCGTGGGGTATCGCCATATCGCCGTCAATGGCCGGTATATCCGGGGCTACGGCGTGCCGAAGTACGCCAGCAAGGCCACGGGGACCGACGCCGGGACGACCGGCGGCGAGACCGGCGGGACCGGAAACACCGGCGCGGGCACCTGCAAGGTGGGCGACATCGTGCGCGTCAAGGTGCTGAGCGTGGATACCGGCAAAAAGCGCATTGCCCTGACCATGAAGGGTGTGCCGCAGCAAAACTGATACTAAACCGGCGTAAACATATACAATTGTTGCACGCGAATTTACACGGTGTATGAATTTTTGCGGGACATGTCATACAATGGCATCGAAAAACGACAAATACTTTCAAAAAACATAAAAAAACAACTTTAAAAACATAAACGGTGTGAACAAATGCCCCCCGACCCAGCCAAAAGCTGTCATTCTGACCAAAAGCCAAAAATGAAGGATTTTCTCTTTTGTGCAGGAAATGGAAAAAATCACCTTTGTGCATTATGAACAAACACAAGGCACATAATTGTGCTATAATGCACAACGTAGGGAGCAGATAGAGCATGGTGGCTCACCTCCCTGCCGCAGGCCGTGCGCCCGGTTCCATCCTGGATACCGGTGCTGAAGACGCGGCAGAATGCGTGGGAAAAATCGGAGGTTCTTTATTATGGTGAAACAAGTCAAGGTTTCCAATTTTACTGAGGTCAAGGGAATCGTGTCTGCTGCCGCCAAGTGTTATAACGATGTCGGCGTGCATGACATGAAGGGCAGCATTGCCGATGCAAAGAGCATCCTGGGCATGATGAGCCTGGATTACAGCAATCCCGTCAAGATCGTCTGCGAGGATGAGCATGACCTGAACCGCGTTGTCAGCGCGCTCAAGCAGTAAAATAAACTCAGCCCGCCCTGTGGTGTATGCCGCAGGGCGGG